CTGTGCATTGGATTAGTTGGGAGTGGTGCAGTGAGTCCAGCGGGGTAGAGAACATTGTTGAGGCGATGGAAATGATCTGCGCCTCCCGAGACCCCATATTCATCCTCACAAGTGAAGAGCTTCGGGCACTGGAAGAAAAGGACGACGGAAGCGGGGGTGGAGAGTAATGGACCCACTATTTCTACCGCAGAGTTCGAGCGTTGAGCGTGAGGTGCTTGCGTGCCTTCTCATCGACCCATCCAAGACCCCATCGGTGTCCAGCCGCCTTACGGGCGAGGACTTCTTTAATGACGTGAGCCGGATGCTCTGGGACGGCGTTGTGGCCGCCTATGAGCGGCACAACGACTACGATGAGGTCATCCTCGAAGAGGTGCTGCGTGACCAGGGGACATGGGGCCGTATTGGCGGACCCACCCTTGTGCAGTTGCTCAATAGAGCAGGCAGTAACGGCAAACTAGACAGCTACGTTGCCCGCTTGCTGGAGATGACCGCCCGTCGCCGTATGCATCAAGCCGCTGAACAGCTCTCGTCCATCGCTGTGGATGGGGACCTCAGCCCAGGAGAGGCTCTCTCCGAGGCCGAGGCGTTGGTGGGACGGCTGAGGGAGTCAGGTGAGAATCTAACGGATGGGGATGATGCGGGGTGCGTAGTCAACGACTACATGAGGATGGTACACGCCATCCAAAAGGGTGAGAAGAAGCCGCCACGCATCTCCACAGGCCTATATCCGCTCGATAAGGCCACTGGAGGGGGGTTTAGACCCGGATGGCTGGTGCTAGTCATGAGCCTCAATGGCCATGGCAAGACCGCACTGGCCGTAAACGGCTTCGCATGGTCTGTTGCCTACGAGCAAAAGCGCCCTGCGCTCGTCGTCAGCCTGGAAATGCCCGCTGATCAGATAATCGGACGCCTGATTGCAGCCGAATCCGGCATCCCAGTGCAGCTTCATGACCAACAAGGCCTGGATGAGGACCAATTAGTGGCCCTTACGCATGCCGCTCAGAAGGTCTCAGCAGCCCCAATCAGGGTGGTTGGGCACCAGGCAGGCACAATTGACGGCGTTCGACAGGCTGCCAGGTCGTATAAAGCCCAAAAAGGGGACCTCGGCATCATCGTTGTGGACTATATCCAGCTGATGCGCTCCCAAAAGCGCAACAGCAACCGCACCGAAGAGCTTGAACAGGTCAGTAGAGGCCTCAAAGAACTGGCTATGGAACTGGATTGCGTGGTGATTAGCATCTCACAGCCCACAATGGCGGCCAAAAGGACCAAAGAACGGCCCACAATCCGCGATTCGAAGGGCTCAGGAGCTATCGATGATGATGCTGACTTGGGCCTTGTGCCTTGGCTGCTACATAATGTTAACGAGAGCGCTAGCCCTTGGGAGGCGCAAATCGGCATGGATAAGTTCCGCCACGGCCCCCGCCGTAACCTATATGAGAGCGATATTGAGTGGGATGGCAGCAGAACTCGCTTTACTTCTGCGGGGTTGAAGTACCGTGGCTAAGTCAAAGAGCGTGTTTCCCCCGTGTCCGCCCCCTGCCCATCGAGCACCGAGCCGGTGGGTAAGTATCGACCCGGCGAGTGGCAAGAAGCCCACTGCGGTGGTTGTCTGGGAGGGTATTGAGCCTGTCGACTTCAGAGACATCGACCACTCTGATTATCTGGCTGTGAGCGGCACCATGCTCGATGTGGACCTCGTGGTCATGGAGGGCGGCGGGTATGTGGGCGTCAATGCCGCAGCCTCACTTGGCCTAGCCAGGGTGCGTGAGCGCTTCGCTACCAGCGCCTGGTACGAGGACATTCCGTATGTCGAGGTGTCGCCTACGCAGTGGCGAGTGGTGCTCGGACTGCCAACCCAGCCAAGGTCCCGCGCAGTTGCGGCACAGCGTGACATGTGTAATACGTTATCAAAACCCAGACATTGTCCAGCGTTACCGCTGGCTCATCTGGCTAAGAATGATGATAGGCGAGCAGCGCTGCTGATTGGGTTGGCCTGCTGCCATGCCTGGAACTGGATGGAGGACGAGTGATGGCTGAGAAGAAGACCCCTGCCAAGAAGGCACCCGCCAAGAAGTCCAAGCGCAAGAAGCTTGTGGGAGACTCCGAGAAGGGGATGCTCCAGTCGGCCGTTGCGGAGGTCAAGGCCGCCGGTCCTGTTGGCGCCACAGAGGTTGTTGCCACGCTGCGCAAGATGGACCTGGGTAAGGACCTTGTTCGGTTTATTGAGAGGGTTACGAAGAGCAGTGGATTCTCCGATGAGCGCTCCGTCATCGTCGCGATGCTGCGCATGTCCAAGGACTCCGCCCGCACAAGCGGTCCGCGCTACTTCGGCCCACGCCTGAAGAGGTTCTCAAAGTGAGTGTGTTCGCCCCCGAGGGGGGCTCGCTCGGCCCCGCCCACAAGATAGCCTCGAAGGATATCGTTGTTTACGATGAGGGCGCCCGGTCCGGCGGCATCGCCAAGGCTACGGTTGTTGAGGGCCTCCTTGCTGAGTGCCTCTCAAGCAGCAAGCAGGCTCTCGATGTTGCGTATTACGGGCACGGTGAGATGCCCATTGAGCAGGCGCTTGTGTCCGCGTTCAGGCTCATTGGCATGGAATTGATGGGCCTTATCGACATGCTGTCTGGCTACCATGATGCGGCACTCCGCCCGAAGCACCGGGCGTGCAGGCAGATTGTGGTCAACATGTTGGAGCGCATGCAGGCGAACGACATCCAAGAAGATGCCGAGATAGGGGGCCTTGAGCTTTTCGCCAAAGATGCCGTCCGCTTCTTCGAGTGCATGCACGTGTGTATGCTTGAGGAGACGGACCGCAAGAAGCGACATCGCTACAAGAAGAGGTTTATCGATGCCTGAGCCACAAGACATCATCCTTACCCCGCACGAGCGCAGGCTGAAGAAGAGGATGTTGAAGGTCTTGGAGGCTCTTGAGGGCGGCCACAGCCGCCAGTCGGCGGCATCGATGGCGGGTATCTCCCCCGCTACTGTTGAGGGGTGGGTGCGCAAGGGGCAGACCAACCTGACGCACACCCTCTACCCCTGGTTCTGCCATGAGATTGGCAGGTCAGAGGGTGCTGGCGAGTCAATCTTCGCCAAGATTGTTATCGACGAGGCCACGAAGAACCACAACTGGCGCGCTGCGATGTTCTTGCTCCAGAAGCGCTACAAGTGGAACGATAGGCCCGAGATGGACAACGAAATCCAGCGAGAGCAGCAGAGGGCGCAGCTTGCGAAGACGAAGGCGGACACTGTGTTTGTCGAGGTCCGCACCGAGAAGATCAAAGAGGACAGCGATGCTGTCGTTCTCGACCGCTTGCGCGACATTCTGAACGAGGTCCGCGAGGAGATAAATCCGAGTGGCAAGGAAGAGCAAGTCAACTGAGGAAGAGCTTAGGCGTTGCGCGTCAGACTTCAGGTACTTCTGCCGACACCTAAAGATCGTTGACAAGAACGCGAAGATCATCACGTTCAAGCCTAACGCTGCCCAGGAGCGGCTTGTTCTCGCCATCGAGGACAATCCATGGGTGTTTGACCTCAAGGCCAGGCAGATGGGCGGCACCACCGGCATTGCCGCGTATGCCTTCTGGCATGCGTACTTCCGGCCCAACTTTCGCGTTGGTGTGATGGCTCAGAGCCGGGAGTCTGCTGAGCAAATCTTCGAGATTTATAAGCGCTTCTACGACAACCTTCCGAAGTGGCTCCAGTTTCCCACCGAGAAGTCGAATGTGCGCGAGATGTCTTTCTTCCACGGTGGGATGATACGCGTGTTTACGGCGAACACGCAAAGCGCACGTGGCACCACCTACAACTTCCTCCACTGCTCTGAGTTCGCCTTCTATGCAGATGTCGAGGAGACCGTGAGAGCCGTCTTCCAGACGGCCACTCCTGACGCTGTTGTGGTCATGGAGACGACCGCCAACGGCCTGAACCATGCCCACCAGCTGTGGGTTGGCCAGAACGGCTACAGCAAGGTCTTCCTGCCCTGGATGATGTCTGAGGAGTACACGCTTGCGACCAAGCCATCGTCCTTCCGGGGCGACATGTCCAAGTGGCGCGCGTATGGCGTTGAGCACGAGCTTACGGAGAAGCAGCTCTGGTGGGCATACGACACATACCGCACCAAGTGCGGGAGCAACTGGCAGACGTTCCACCAGGAGTACCCGGCCACAGCAGAGGTGGCGTTCATTACCTCAGGTGAGCGCTACTTTGATGTGATTTATCCACACGCGAAGGCGACTGCGGGGTACAGGGAGTATGGCAAGCCGGAGAAGTATCATGTATATGCGATGGGGGTGGACACTGCTTCGGGCTCGCCGTCTGGGGACTTTTCTTCGTTTTGTGTCCTTGATATTACGAACAAGGAGAGTCCGAAGTGCGTCAGCACGTACTACGTCAGAGTCTCGCCAAGCGAGTTCTCTGCCAAAGTTTTAGAGGAAGCCAAGAAGTGGGACGCTCTGGTGGTGGCGGAGTCAAACTCTTACGGACTAAGCATCATCGAGCACCTTATCGGAGAGGGTTACGCAAACCTCTACAGGCGCACGAAGTTCGATAAGATGGCCAAGCGCTGGAGGGAGGAGCTTGGCTTTGTGACCACAGTCGCCACCCGCCCAGTCATCCTCTCGAACCTGCACAAGGCAATCTCAACAGACTCCCTTGTGGTCAACGACGACCGCATGAAGGCTGAGATGAACACTTTCGTCTACGCCAAGGGGGGTAAGCCCCAGGCGTCCGGCGGAAAGCACGACGACATGGTGTTTGCCTGGGCATTGGCGTTGGCTGGCGTGGGCCAGATTGATGCCGTCCGCGATGAGAAAATGTCAACAAGACCAACCACATTGCGCGAACTCTTGGCATACGAGTACGCAACGGGTAAGGTCTTCGAGGAAGAGTGGGTATCTAGTGAGGAAGAATCATTGGATATTATCTCTCGCAACGAACTCGCGCATCAGCGCGTCAACCCCGCCAAGATTCCACGGCGTTAAAAGGAGCTAGAGATGGGCTTGTTAAGCGAAGAGCAATCACGGGAACTGAGTGAAAAACTGGAGCTTGGTTTCTCTGAGCAGAGTGAGCCCGCGTCTGTGACTGAGGACGTAAAGCCAGAGGTCGAGGCTGCACCCGCAGCCGAAGAGGTGGTTGAGGCAAGGGATGATACACCGGGGGTTCCGGCTGATCAGACTGAGCCGGAGACCAAAACCGGCGAGAGCGAGGAGAAGATAGAGGCCCAGTCAGACGACGGCTCTGACGGGGACGACTCTTCACCACCGGGTCACCGCGTCCCGTATAAGCGGTTTAAGAGCGTGCTCGAAGCTCGCAACAAGTATCGCGGCGAAGCCGATGGTGCTCAGGCGCAGCTTCAGCAGTTCCAACGGCAGATGGAGGCAATGCGCAACGAGGTTGCTGCAATGCGGAATCTGCAATACGCCAAGCCGGTAGAGAAAGAAGCTGATGTCTCCGACGAACTCGATATGCTGCTGAATGGTGGTCCTGACCTCCCGAAGGAGGTTAAGGACAAGATCACCATGATGGAGGCCCGCCTGCACCAGCAGGAGGTCCATGCAGAGCGAGTGCGTCTTCGGCAGGAGGTTGCCGATGTCACCAATGCGTATGACAAAAACCTCAAGAGAGACATTGAGCAGGTTCTCTACAGCGCCGTACAACGTGATCCCAATGTGGACTTGAATCGAGTGGCAGAGCAGTACACGACGTGGCTCGCAAAGCGCGAGGAAGAGGCGATTGCTCGGTACCTTGAGAAGAACCCCGGCGCATCTGCTGCCGAGGTTGAGGCTCAGGTTTCCGAGTCATCACCCGATGTCCCTTCACGCCCAAGGCGTGCTGGGACGGGAGCGTCTCGTGCTGCCCGAACCGCCGACAAGAAGACGTATGGGTCGATTAAAGAGGGCACGGAAGCCCTCTTCA